ATAAGATTAAATCTTTCACCATTAGCTCCTACATTACCAGTACTAATAGTAGTACCCGCAATTGTTTCTGCAGAAGATAAAGGAACATTTTTATCATGTTGTCCTTGCAACATCCAGTTATAAAATCCGTTTTCTTGTTCTACCTCTTTTACTGGGAACCTGTTAACGAACTCTCTTAATTTACCTTGTAAATTAGTTTTGTAAATTTCTTTAATTACAGAACTAATTAACTCAGGCTTTTGTTGATACAAAGCATGAAAATGATTATCAGTCACAAGACCGTTATAATCAAGAGCTTCATATTTTTGTAATGGAAGTAATTGTGCCATTTTGTTTTTTATTTTTTATTGTTAGACGAATATATTATTACTTTATTTTTTTCTCGTTTTTCCCATTCCTCGCTCTAATAAATCTAAAATTCCTTGAGCTTTTTGCGATGATTCGACAGAAGTGTTTCTTCCTACACCTCTCTCATTTGTTGATGCTATAACTTTATCAATCTCTGAGACTGCTTGTGTTTTAGCAACATTTTTTATTTTTGAGATATTAGGCTTAAAGCTGCCTTGCTTATCTAAATCAAATAATCCCATAGAATCATAATAATTAATAAGCATCTCAAATTCGGTAGGGTTTCTCATTTGCTTATACATTAAACTAGTATATCCTTTTCCATCATCATCAGTATATACCGGTTTAGTAATGTTAGCTTTAAGCTTTTCCCGCGTTACCTTGTTTAATTTTAATCCATCAATAAACGCTTCTTTACTATCTATTGACGACATTAAATTATTGTAACTTTCTTCTCGTTGCTTTTCCCATTTTTGTTCTTCAGCAGCTTTAGCTTGCTTTGCGTTTTCAACATATCCAGTAGCATGTTTTTTAAGTTGAGGTACAGCTTTTAAAGCTTTTTCTTCTAACTTACCAATAGCATCTGCGTCTTCTATTTGCTCGACAGCATCTTCATCTGAAAAGTTTTTAGACTTTAAATAACGATAATATAGATTCTTCTGAAGATTAGTATCTTCTTTTATAGAATCATTAGTTACATTGTCAAAGAACTCTAAGTCTTGAGCAGCTTGAATAGCTTGATCAGCTTCTGAAAAAGAATCTTCTATCTCTAGAAATTTCTTTTTAGCACCGCTAAAGTTATTCTTCCATTGGTCAGTCATTCCTTTAAATGATTTTTCCAATGTGCCTTTCATCAACTCTTTCAATTTATCCAAAGAACCCTCTAGTTCTTCTTCTGATTCTGGAGATGCGATGATTCCCTCATCAATAAACTCCTTCATCATAGCTTTATAAAAAGCTTCTTTTTTGTCTTCTGATACAGCCGTAGGCGCATCGTCAACTTCTTTATTCTCCAATTCCTCTTTAGGACTTACAATCTCAGGCTCTGGAGAATCGTCTCCTAAATCACCTGTTGTATCCTTTACAGGGGTTACGACTAATTCAGGCGTTTCCTCTGTTGTTTCTGTCGTAGAATCATCTGATACTTCTCCCGAGATTGATGACTCTAACTCTCCTGGCGACATAATTTCTATGCCATCAAATAAGTTTTCTTTTGTTTCACTCATACTGTTGCTGTCTTTATTTTGTTACAATATTAAAATTATTTTTATAAACTATAATCATTATTTTATCATAAATATCTTATAGTACTATAGCTTTATTTTGCTTTAGGTTTTTCTTTATTTGCTTTTATCTGTTGCTTTTTAATAGCTTCGTTAGCTTTATTACTTCTAACTCTTTCCGATAATTCTCCTTCTTTTACACGAATAGTATTGTTTTTAAAGTTTTCATCAACATCTGTTCTTCTAAGATCTAAAGTATCGTCTATACCATTATCATCAGTATCTTCATCATATCTTCTACCGTCTCTAATATCAGAAGCTATTTCTTTCATTCCTGCTATTCTTTCTTTAGATTCTATATCAGCATATTTAACAGCTCTATCTTTATCTTTCTCTTGCATATCATGTTGCATTTGAGCTTGAGCAGTTTGTTGTTGCATTTGAGCAGCCTCTTGTTGTTGTTGAAGCTGTTTTTCTTGCATTTCTTGTTGTTGTTGTTTAATCTTTTCTGCAGAGTCAGCAAGTCTTCTAGATATCTCTTGTACAGATTCTGATTGTGATATAGCAATAAGATCGCCAATAGTAGCTTGTCCATTTTGCACAGCTGCTTGGGATAATGCTTTTAACTCATCGTATAATTCTGCATCTGCAGAAGAGTTAGATATATGAACATCATATTCTGAAAGACAAAACTCATCGAAGTTTTGAACCATAACAGCTCCCATGTCATCTAAAATAAACTGACCTTTTTTAGGATTCTTTTTATAAGCATATTTACAACACTCTAAGAATTTACCTAGCGCTCTTTTACGGAAGTTAGCATCTAATACAAACCATTTTTCAGTAATGTGAGATGTTTGAGTTACTTCTCTATTTACATTTCCTACGGCTTCACGGTTTTGAATTTGACCTTCTCTAGCTCCAGTTACACCAGCAAGTTTTCCTAAAGTAGCTTCTATCTCAAGTAATAAATTAGAATACATTTGTATAGCTTGTGGATCTCCTAATGGAACATTAGTAGCAGTAAGAGTATTAAATGCTCCTGCTGATTTACCTTGTGAAGGTCCTTTAAGTATTTCACTTGTTGGATCTAACCACGCCATCTTATTTACGGTGGCGTATTTAATCCATTCTTTAGGATCCCATCCTGAAGGAATCATAGAACTATTGATAGCAGCAAAGCTTCCTTTATAAGTAGCTATTTCTAATTCTCTTTTGTAATAAGCAATATCATAAGAGTATGCTAATGGCTTCATAATATCAGTAAGTGATTGTACTCTGTAATCGTTAGTACTGTTTACTGTTCCAATATATGGAGGTATGCCTTTAGATTTGTTTACCATAGATTTACTAGCGTAAGGAATAGGACCCATAGCAACATAAATATCATCTGCTATTTTAGTACCTTGTACCCATTCGTTTACCCACATCCACTTTACTTCTTCGCCTTCGTCTTTTTTAATTATGTAATTTTCATCAACAAAATCATGCTGCTCGTCTCCATCTTCATCGTAATATTTACGTTTGCCTATTTTTCTTCTAGTTCTCCAGCATGTTCTAAGCACACGCACATTTCCTAAAGTATCAAAAGCTCCTGCAAAGGTTCTTAATCCTAATTCATTAGGATGAAAAATTCCTAAAGCAGCTTCTTCTCCATATCTATCAAATATAGAAATGTCTCTATTTAATCCTAAAGCACTGTTACTAGAACCGTCAGCTGTTCCTGTTTCTAAGAACTCAATATCTTTTTCAGTAAGTTCGTCCCAATAGTCATCAATAACTTGGCCTATAGATTTATATCCATATTCTACAATTATATCAGAATCTTCTATAAACATAGAGCTCCCACCTAAAGTGTAAAGATTCATAGGATTTACTCTTCGCATTACAGGCTCGCCTCCTAATACACCACAGTATACTATTTGTTCTCCCCCTACAAGTAAATCTTCAAAAGTTCTATTAAATAAAAAATCCAAGTTTTGATCTTTGTATTCATATTTAAGAACTTTATTTGCAGTGATTTCTGCGATGTCCTGAAAGTCATAAGTTTTATACTTTTCAAATTCTTGTAATCTTTTTTGAATTTCTTCTTCAGATATAGACTCTGTTTGAATAATTTCCATAAGCTCAGCATCTAGCTTTTGCTTTAATGCTGTTTCTTTTCTTGTAATTCCTTCTTCATCTCCTGTAGATAAATATGCTCTATATTCTTTTCGCCTTTTAGAATATTCTCCTACTAGTAAGTTTATTTTACTGTTTTCTATTCCTACGTGCTGAAAGCTTGCAGGAAGAGTAGACAAGTCTAGATTGTCAGGATTAATAAATCTTTCAAAATCTTTTGAGTTAATAATGTTAGCTCTAAGATTGTAATTAGTTTTTTTGTTTCGGAAGTTAGATCTGAGGTCAGTATCTGATACAAGAATATTCTCTGCGTAATCTATATTCTTTTCGTACCATTTTTTGTTTTTCTTCTTATCAGATAATTTTTGTCGTGGGAAGCTTAAGTATCCCTGCATTTTTATTGGCGAATCCTGACTCATAGTAATTTTTTGTTAAAATGCAAATTTAATCATAAAAATTTGAACCTCTTGCATTAATTGGTTTCTTTTTTAATACTCCCATCTTAGCCCAATAAGGATCATCTAGGAATGTTTTAACTTCTTCTTTACGTTTTTCGGTAGTACGCATCATAGTAGCATCATGCCATAGTAACATACCTAACGAAGAAACACGGTCAAAGTTTCCATACTGATTCCACATTATTAATTCTTTTAATAACGCAGGTGAGTATATGGTCTCTAATGCTCTTACTTCTGAATTTTCAGAAATTCTCTCCAGTAACCACGATTTAATAAAATCTCTTGCTGTCTGATTTACCTTACCTGACGCATTTATTCCCTTAGATGTATTAGTTCCCTGTCTAAATGTATCTGAGTTACGTAGTTGATAAGGTGTATCTGCTAACAAATATAAGCATTTTTGCTTTTCAAAGTACGTAAATAGTCCTGGAAGGTTTTGCTCATACATTCCCGTAGCATTAAAATACATCAATAATTTACGACAAGTTTCATAAAAATCATTAGGATTATCTGTACGTCCTGTGTACTCTGCTACTATTTGGCGTGTGTATCTATTCATTATAAAAATAGACGGCAATGAATCTGTAGTAGACCTAGCTTTATCTACAACATCCATTCCTCCGATGTATGTTCCATATGGTACTACGTTCTCATCATTCTTCTGAGGCTTTACCCATATTTCTACTATTCCTTTTTTATCTTCTCCTCTAGTAAGTGGGAAGTTTCTTATAGGCCTAGCATCTTGTACAGTATTAAATTCTACTTTACTGTCTTTGTCAAAAACTAAATAACCTTTAAAAGAACTTTCTTGATACTTTCTAAACTTACCCCCTTCTACTTCTGCTAATTGTTCTTTTAGCAATAGTGTTGGAAAGTATGCACCTTCTACAACCAAAAATGCTTCTGAAGGCATAATAGGTCCGTTAATTATTTCTGTATGGTACACTGATGGGTCATTGGCTTTTTTTGCCTGGTCTCTTCTAGACTTAATGTACATTCTAGCTAACTTCTCATCAGTAACTCTATCAGGACCCTTTTTAAATTCATTAAGTGTTTTCCAATAAGGAACAAAGTATCCTATAGTTCCTCTGTTCTCATACTCATCGTTAAATACTATACAATTGTATTCTGAAGGATTTCTAAAAATAGATTCTGCATATAAGGCTGCTTGGCCAGAGACAAGCCCTCCTGTACCAAGAGCCCATATAACTAAATTCTTTTTCTGTTTAGAAGCTTGTGTTGCTTCTATCGCTCCCCACGCTTCTTTTACGTTAGTCATGAATCCTATCTCATCTAGAATACATAAGTTAGGTCGAGTACCGTTGGCCGCTAGTGGATTATCTTTAAATGTTCTATGTCGTAGTAAAGAACCTGTTCGAGAAGTATATTCTCTATTAGGAGCGAGTGATCCTGTATATGCAACCATTAGTGGGGAAGGATAAAACTCATCTCCTATTCTGTATGAGCCTGCATAATTTTCAAAAGCTGCTTTACACTTTTTAATAAGAGGTTCGGTATACTTTGTATCAATAGCACCTATGATAGTATCTGATGCTATGTATTGTTTAGCTTTTTTTCTTTCTAGATAATTATCATAATCAGTAGCACCGTCAAAAAGATAGTTATGGGATGCTAGACCGGAAGAAGCATATGATTTACCACCACCCCTAGATTGGATACTTATAAAATGTTTAGCAGAATTTTTGTATAAAGGTTTTCCTAAAGATTTGCCGTGGTTTTTAGTTAAGTATTCTCTAGCATCTATATAGGTTTTAGAGTTAGCTTCTTTCTCAGTAATTCTGTTTAATTTGATAGACAGCTCTTTCTCTGGCCCATACTTTCTATCACAAGTATTCTTAGTATCTTTTTCAAAACCTGAAAAGCCTCTGCATTCTTCATATGCTAAAAATAATTCCCAATCTATATCTCTGAGCCAAGGTAGCCCTAATGCTTGGGCTACTGATGACTCATCTTCGAAAAGTATGTTATGGAAATTAACATAATAATATAACGGACCTGGCATCCATTTACCGCCTGCCCAATACCCTTCTATACATCTGCGTTTTTGAACACCCCAAAATGTTATGCGTTCATAATATTGCAGTTCGGGATGGAAATTAGGAATTTCATCAAGTATAAAGTTAGTATTGTTAATCATTTATAGGAAATTTATCCCTTAATTCTGTAAAAATATGTCTTTGTAATCTTTTACCTTTTCCTCCCTTAATAATAAAAAAATTATGCAATTCTTCTGGATCTTCTTCCATCCATTCTTTTAT